TGCAAGACTTTTGCAAGAACAAACAGCGTTCACCTGGTCCTAGTATGCCATCCAAACAAGATGAAGGGTGAGATCACTAGCGGATCAGTAGGAAACTTAGGTAAGACGGACATAAGCGGAACAGGGAACATAGGAAACAAGGCAGACAACATTATAGCAGTAGAACGGAACTGGGGAGAGGAAAAGGACTGGGACGCAATTATAACAAGCCTTAAGGACCGAGAAGCCGGAGAACGAAAGGCTATTAAATACTTCTTTTCTCAAAGGACACTGAGTTTTTACAACAGGGACACAACAGAAAACAAGTCTTACGGATGGGAAGGCAACACAGAACAGGAAGTTATAGAGATACAGGAGCAATGCCCATGGACAATATAGAACAACAACTCAAAGAACTTATACCGCAGACTAGAAAGGCCATGATTTGGCTGGACGATCCAAAACGAACTAAGGAGGAAGTTGATAAATGGTATCCAAAATATATAGAAATGTTCAACGAGATAACAAGAATAGAGCGAATCATGCGGAGCTAACGGATGAACGATTTAGGGAGATTTCCAAGAAAGTAATAAGCCTTATTTGTACAAGAGATCCAATAGAACACGCGAAAATAGCGAAGGAGTGAAAAATATGGCAAAAATGATAGATCCAGTATGGATAACAGCGCTATGGGAAAACGGCCTAATGGACGAGCAAATAGGGGAGCAAATGAACCGATCAGATAAGTCAATAAAGCAATGGAGACAGAGACACGGCATGGCAAGCAATAAGGACATATTCAAATGGGGACGGCCAGAACATGAGCACGATAAGAATCAAGCCATAAGAGAGGTTAGATGATGGCATACAGCTTCTATATCACACCACAACAGTACAACATAGCGCTAGAAAATGGCATCAGTGATCGCTTGGCAACCGAGCGAGTCAGAACACTTGGCTGGACCGTAGAGAAAGCAATAACACAACCCTCCAGGAAAAGCAGGAAGTATGGCCATTGGTTAGAGGTAGCGAAGGAGAACAATGTCACACTATGCGTACTCTACAGCCGAGTGAGTAGACAGGGAATGACCATGGAGGAAGCAGCCACAACCCCGATAATGAAGCGCGAGGACATTATAGAGGCAATAGCAGAGACAAAGAGAAAACCGCAATACTGCACAGAGAACAAAGAAAGAGCAATGTCTAATGGAGTGAGTTATAGGGCCCTGCAATGGAGGTTAACTCATGGATGGACGATAGAGGATGCCATAGGGACCAAGAAGCTAACGCCGGAGGAAGTGGCACAAAGAGCTGTAGCGAAATCGTACTGGAAGATAGGACCAAGTTTGTTTGTTAAGAAAGGAGTCACGGCATGAATAACAGCTATCCAGTCAAAGGAGTTTTACACATGCTATCAGATGGATCTTCAACAATAGAACAAACAGAGGAGATTATTAACATGTATATTATCCTATCAACTAGGAAGGGATACGCGGAGGGAGTAACCGACACATTAAGGAGCAATGTAAAACGCCTGTACAAGAGCGAGAAGCCCTATCAGAGCCTTTTGGATATGGAACCTGTATAAATTATAGGGAGAGAGAATTGGAGGGCTAGAACGTGGCAAGGAGCAAGTACGGAGCAATCAAAACAGTGGTGGACGGAATCACCTTCGATAGTAAAAAAGAAGGTGCTCGCTACTCTGAATTAAAGCTATTAAAAAGGGCAGGGGCAGTTAAGGAGTTCACATGCCAACCTAAATTTATACTCCAAGAAGGGTACAGGAGAAAAGACGGAAAAAAGATCATAGCAATAAAATATATAGCAGATTTTAAGATTGAATATCCAGACGGAACAATCGAGTATGAGGACGTGAAATCGCCTGCCACAGCTAAGAAGGAGTCCTTCTTAATTAAGCGTAAGTTACTAGAACTTAAGTACGATTTAATCCTCAAATTGGTATAAGACAACAACAATAAGGGGGAGCTAAAATGTCCCTACAGAGAAAGAGTAAGTGGAATCATAAACGAAGGGCAGTCGTACATCTATTCGAGGAACAAGCGGATAAAACAAGAGAGCAAAACGACTTATTTTGGGATTCACTCGCCTTGCCGAAGAAGTCAGGACGCAGACAACAGAAACATAGAAAAGGGAAAGCACCAACAACACAAACTACAGCGTATACACAGGTAGATAAGAGAGACAACAAGAAATGCCAACACCCAGGTTGTTACTCAGATAACACGAACCATCATCACATACTATTTCGTTCGCATGGTGGAAAAAATGACCTTGAAAATTTAACAACATTATGCCTAGAGCATCACAATTTAGGCAAGAACAGTCCTCATAAATCAGTAGCATGGCAGAGATATTGGGAGGGGTGGGCTGAGAATTTATATCCAGCCTACTGGAAGGCAATCAGAGAAGGACAAAAGATCACACAGCCGTATAACAACAGAACAACAACTCAACAGGAGGTAGCGAAATGATGGAGCATAGCTGTGAAAACTGTATAAAACTAATACGCGAATATGTAAGCTGTGGAGATTACGAAGATTCCTGTGTGCTTGGAGAAAAAGCATTTATAGAGTGCCAAATATCGGGATCTGAGGATTACTTTGAGGAGGTAGCGAAATGATAAAAATAGAGTGTAGCGAGTGTAGCTTTCGTTTCCACAATAAGGAATTACTGCCATGCAGAACATGTGTAAATAAAGGGAGGGCTTAGAGGATGGAAAGAGATTGTGAAAAATGCGTTTACATGAGAAATGAATATGATGAAAAGTGTATGGAAAAGTGTGCTGCTTGCTCATATACCAGTCATTCTAATTGGAAAGAGAAGATCGAATACAAGATAGTAGCAGATGTACTAATAAGGATTTCAGCGCTCAAACTCGTAGATGCAGAACGCAACAGACAGGATGAAAAATGGGGGCAACAAAACCACGCTCAACAAGCATGGGTAGGGATACTGGGAGAAGAGTACGGTGAGTATTGCCAGGCAGTAAATGAGACATACCTCAACAACGCAACGAAGAAGAATGAAGGGGGGTATGAGAATCTACTCAAGGAATTAACCCATGTTGCAGCGGTGGCCGTGGGGGCTATGGAGTCATTAATGAGAAATAGGGGGAATGAATAATGTTTTTGGATTTATTTAGCGCAGTTGTCGGGGGAGTCGTTGGGGGTCTTGTAGGCTTCATGACCTGCATATTGATAAGTGTTTCTAATGGGATGAGTGAGGAAAACAATGAATAAAAATATATGCCCAGAATGCGGAAATAGGATGATACCTGAGGGTGGATGCGCTCTGTGTTATGCATGCGGCTACTCACCCTGTAAGTAGGAGGAATAGAGATGGAAGAGATAAAGAGAGAGTGCCCGAACGGATGGTTATGCGAGGAATGTTTACATGAGGAAGTATGTGCAATAGGACAATATTATATAGAGCCTGAGATAACAATAATAGAGATAGCTAATAAGATAGAAAAGGAAGTTGTTAAGGAAGCTTCTAAGGATGCAAGGAACATAATAAGGGGAACTTGGGCAAGCCAGTTCCTCTCCATGACAGAGGATCAACGATGGGAAGATTATAGAAAGCATCATATAGGGGATCTGATGTATAAGGAACCATATAAGGCGATGGCGGGGGCTATAGTTCCAGGCGGTGGTAGTAAGTCCAATGTTAAGAAATCAAACAAGGGATGCAAACCTACTGTGTATATTTGGGGAGCAACTATCTAAATATTACATCATATCATAGTTGACATTAGGTTGACAAGCATGATATAATTCTCTATAAGAGGTGTGCCCTACTTGAAATGAGTGGGGCTTTCCTTATGCCCAAATATAAAGGAGTTGATTGTGTGGAGTTAGTTAATATCAATAAGGAAATCTACGATGCCACACAGCGACTAAGTGAAGGATCAAAAAAGCTCTTCAAATATGCCAACAGAAAAGCAAAAGCAGAAAAGGCATACACAAGAGAGTTTGCACTTGAGATTATGAAATTAAAGATAGAAGGCCTAGCTATTACCTTAATAAGGGATATAGCCAAGGGTAATATAAGCGATAAGAAGTTTGATATGGATTTAGCGGATGCAGAGTGGACAGCAGCGAGAAGCAGTTTAGATGCAATACAAACTCAGATCTCCGGACTTCAAACGATATATAAACATCAAACAGAAATATAGGAGGTGGACATTGTGAGTGCTATCAGTAAGTCCTGTAGGGATTATATGGATAAGTACAGCGACAGTAGAGTTAATTGCGCAAATTGTGTAAAGTTCAATAGGGAGCATGGAGTTTGTTCTGATATTGCAGGAGTAATGCAGAGGTACGAGGACAGCCCTGTGTTTGATACGTTTAGTCGGATGATGACTGATAATCGTCCGGTATATTTAGGATAGAGAGGTGAACACAATGCCAAGTAACAGGCGAGAATCAGGGATAAAAAAGAATAATACATCATTTAAGCCTGGGCAGAGTGGAAACCCCAACGGCAGGCCAAAAGAGCCAAAGGAGTTTAAGGAACTAGCTAAGGCAAAATCACTTGATGCTTTAAACGTAGTTATAAACATAATGAACAATGACGAAGCTAAACACTCTGACCGCATTAAGGCAGCAGAGATGATTATAGACAGAGCATATGGCAAGGCAATACAGGCAACAGAGATAAGCGGACCAGAAGGCGCTCCAATAGAAACGCATAGCCTTACTGCTTTAACAGATAGTGAGTTGATTACGCTTGAACAAATCCTCTCGAAGCATACCAACACTTGATCAAGTACAAATTGAGAGAGCAAGGCGTAACTTCTATTACTTCTGTGTATATATGGACTCGTTATTCTTTACTATCGGCAAACCCCATCTTAAACTTATAGCAGATGCCTTCCAAGAGGTAGCAGACGGCAAGGTGATAGAACTAGCCGTGTCAATGCCACCAAGGGCAGGAAAGAGTTATATAACGTCTCTCTTCTGTGCTTGGATGTTAGGACGTAATCCGGACGGTAGCATAATGAGAAACTGTTACGCTGCCAAGTTAGCGGAGAAGTTTTCCAAAGACATAAGAGACGGCATCATGCCAAATGAGAAGTATAAGAAGGTCTTCCCTGACATTACTGTCAAGGGTGCTATAGATAACTGGATGATCAATAAGAACACCCAGCCAGCCTACTTCTGCGCTGGTGTAGGTGGACCTATTACAGGATTTGGATGTAAGACCTTAGCTATTCTCGACGATGGACTTAAGAACATTGAGGAAGCATTATCCGAGACAGTCATAGACAACGTATGGAACTGGTACACCTCAACGCATATGTCACGTTTAGAGAGCGGTTGTCCTGAGATACACATAGCTACAAGGTGGACCCGCAAGGATCCTATAGGCAGGCTCACAGATGTAGAGAGCGAAGCATATAAGCCAGGTATGAAGGTTATCAACATACCTGCACTTAACTCAGATGGAGAGACGTTCTGTCCAGAGATTAAGACAACAGCAGAGTATCACTCACTACGTAAGATCACAGAGGACTTCATTTGGGAAGCAGAGTTCATGCAACACCCCATTGAGTCTAAAGGCTTGTTGTATCCTATAGAAGAGCTTAATAGATTCACTATGGCAGACATAGCAACCAAGACACCGGATGCCATAGTAGGCTTTACTGATACAGCTGATAAGGGAGATGATTATCTTTGTTCTTTGATAGGAAAGCGCTTTGGCGAGCACACCTATATAACGAATGTGGTCTTTACGCAAGATGGCGTAGAAGTGACAGAGCCATTAGTAGCACAGCAGATCATAGATACAAAGACACAGATCATGCAGATAGAGAGCAACAACGGTGGTTACCAGTACAGCCGCAACGTAGCGAATCTGATAGATAAGAAGAGCTATTGTTCAGTCATAACATGCAATGCCACGACAAACAAAGAGACTCGCATACTTATGTGCGCTGGGTACAACAAAGAGTATATGTGCTTCCGTAAAGACTACGAGATAGGATCTGATTACGACAAGTTCATGCGCCAGCTAACAAGCTATGTTAAGATGGGCAAGAACAAGCATGATGACGGCGCCGATAGTTTAACTGGCTTAGGTAACTACATGAGAGCTAACCTAATGATTAAGCCTATTGAAGTAGATCCGGAGTCAGAACAGGGACGATATAATAAGATGATCAATGATCTAGGCAGGGAGATGCCGAAAGAGTTCTGGGCATGGTAGTAAAAGGTATATAGCATTTATGGTACGTTCTATAAATCATTAATGAGCCTTATGGTACACATAGCGAACCCTGAGAACCTTGGTATTACTACATTCTCATAATGCCTATAAGCGTACCGAATGGTGTACCTTATAGAACTATCTCAAACAGAAAGGCGACGAACAAATGATTATATACAATATACTAGCAGGAATCGGCATCATGTCGGTTCTTTTTCTATGCCTTTATATAGCTTACACAATAGGTCATAGACACGCCAAGAAGTCACTTGCAGACAAACGCACAGAGCAAGAAGAACTAGAGCTTGAACGACAACGTAAAGGATTTGACAACATCATGAACTTTGATATGGACGTTGCACTAGGAAGGAGGGGTAATAAGTGAGCTACGATCATACAGACGACTGGCAGAAGCTATTAGATGGACGCAAGTACAACAACACGCTAGAGCCTCCTTACAATGACATGGTCAACCTTAACATTGACTTTATCAACGACCAACAATGGAAGAACGTCGAGAACAACGGTATACCAACTCCTGTGTTCAACATCATGAAGAGAGCAGAAACGTTCTTTGTTGCTTCTATTACATCATCTAAGACGGCTATCAAGCTTGAACCTCTTGAATATGCAGAAGAAGAAGAGCAACAAACACCAGAGATGCAGGATCAACAACATGCTTCTGATATAGCGACTGGAGAGATTGAGAACCTATTTGAGAAGTTCAAAATGGACAACATGATTCGTGATGCCCTATTCAAAGCATCTCGCATGGGTGACGTTTACTTTCATGGATACTTTGACATGAAGAAGAAACCTTATGGTGGTATGTTTGGCAATGTCGAAGGTGAGATATGCGGTGAACTAGTAAATGGAACAAACATATTCCTTGGTAATCCCAACAACCCTATCATAGATAAGTACACACAACCTTACGTCTTAGTAACCGGAAGGGACATGGTCAAGAACTTACAAAGAGAAGCACAGCAGTACAAGAACTCTCAAGAAGCCGACAAGATCACCTCAGATAGCAACTGGCAGTATGAAGCTGGCGAGATGGCTAAGGTAGAAATACTCAGTGATAACGGCAAGTCTTCGGGTAAGGCGTTATATGTAATCTGTTACACCTATGATGCTGATAAGGATACTATCATGGCTTCTAAATGCACTGAGGGTGCTTATATGTATAAGGATGTAGACCTTGGGCTTAGCGACTACCCAGTGGCCGGGCTATGCTGGGAGAAGCAAGAGAACCAATACCATGGTAGAGCGTTATGTTCCGGAATTATCCCCAATCAAATCTACATTAATAGGCAATTCGCTATGGTTATGTACCATCTAATGAACGCAGCGTTCCCCAAGCTCATCTATAACGCAGACAGATTACCAGAACCCACTAACAGGGTGGCTTCCGCAATCGGTGTTCGCGGTGTAACCCCTGGCGAAAGCATAATGAACTATGTAGGCCAGCTTAACCCTGGTGTTATGTCGGGCGAGATTATCAAGGTCATTGACATGGCCATTGCTTATACAAAAGAGATGCTGGGTATCAATGACGCAGCACTAGGTAACATCAATCCAGAGCAAGCCAGCGGTACCGCCATTGCATCAACGGTTAGGCAGGCAGCCATCCCCCTAGAAAACACCAGAGCTAATCTGTATGGATGGCTAGAGGACATTGCCCGCATTTTGATAGACATGATGGGCACAAACTACGGTACAAGACCTATTATTATTAAATCAAAAGGGATAAGACAAAAAGTCGACTTTGACTTCTCCACGCTTAAACATCTTTGGTTGAATATCAAGTGTGACGTTGGGCCTAGTAGCTACTATTCGGAAATTGCCCAAGTTCAGATGATGGATACACTCCTTTCTATGAAGAATCCACTGTTCACTATGATAGATTACTTGGAAAACTTGCCGGAGAACTACAAGAATGAAGACCTCATTGAGCGAGTTAAGGAGAACCTACAAAAGCAAATGCAAATGCAGGAGCAACAGATAGCGCAACAAGGACAGATACAAACACAACAGGACCAACAGGGTCAAGACCAGCAGTTGCAGCAAGATCAACAGATTCAGGAACAGCAGTTGCAGCAACAAGATGATCAGTCAAAAGAAGCTGATTTCTACGATAGCTTGCCACCACAAACACAACAACAGATTAAACAGCTACCTGCAGAGTCACAGCAGAAGGCACTCATGCAGTTAATGCAATCTGGTATTAAACAAAGCATGCAACCGCAATAACAACTCAACATGATAGCTTACGACAGGTCGTTTGAAACGTCCTGTCTTTATATATGCCCAATAGTAAGCAAAAGATTTGCCTCACCAAGGCAGAAAGAAGGACCTATATGTTTAATTTTACTTTGTTTAAGTCACCATGCTTAAACGCAGACGATGCCATCGGCGGAGGTTC